TGCCAACTATCATTATGTTAAACCAGAAAATGTCACTCACATAAATAGGGACATAAAGACTCATACCGATCCTTTTGTTACAGTCCCTGATGAAGACTTTAACGAGCTCAGGTACAACCTGAAGAATGGCCCAATAATGTCAAATGGCATGACGATAAAGGAATTCAGAGATATAATAATGGACCTAAACAATGATCAAAAATTCAACATTCTATGTATCTTGGCAGGAAAGGCCGAGAATACAAAGGCTTGGCACAAAATAAGAGAAACTTATAGTGCAGATGATCTAACTAGAGAGATCATGTCAGAGATAGAGCAAAACCTCCGCTATACTAGGAATGAGATTCAAGGTATTACTCCAGGTATGGAAGGTAACAAACTAAATAGGATCCTAAAAAATCTAGGAGAGCTAACTCGTTATGAGGCAAGTGGACCTATGCACGATATAACTTGTATAATCTCACATGATATATCTGGTTTTTCTCCTAAGATGGATAGAAGTGCACAAATAGAGCACTATGAATATTCCCTTGGATGTACAACATGTCCTAATCCTAAGGTAATAAGTAAGCTCTGGACAGAAATTGACTTAGTATTTAATAAAAGAGGAGTAAGAAAAGTCAAAATGTCAAAGAGAGGCTCACTTCAAGGAATACCTGGAACTCATGACACAGCATTTCATGGCCATGTTATCTTATACGTACTACAAGTAGCAAAAATGGAAGGGATCCTCACACCAAACGAAGTTGCTAGAATACTAGAATTTATAGATGATGCAGTTATATCAGTTAAAATGACAAGGTCGAGAGGAAAAGAGAAGAGAAGATCAGATGAAGCTATGAGAGAAATAATAGACAGATTCTTCGAGAGAATGGTCAGAGTATTTAAAGATTTAGGATTTGAGATTGACACTGTCAAAACTATGGTTAGCTCTATTAAATTCATATACTTGAATCGACTGTTCATAGATGGAGTTGAAATTCCAGTTAGCTTAAAATCTTTTATGAAACAAAATAGTGACACTAGATCTATACTAAAAGGTCCAAGGTTCCGAGCTAATACATACTTTGACGGTGCTGCTGGTGCTGCTAAAGCTGGTTTTGATCCAATAGTCTCTTACGCCTTGGCAACTTTTAGAGCAATACAATACTTAGCAAAGATACAGCCTGCCATCTTAGAGATGAGTTATTACTCTTTTCCATTGGTCTGGCACTGCCCTATATCCATGATGGGTTTTGGACAACCATTGCTATCTATATGGTGTTCTGGTGAAGGCGCAGATAACCTGACTGAATTTTGTACTTTTATGTTATCATATGTGAAGATAATGAAGAGAAAAGAATGTTATTCTTTTATGAAGATATTCACTGACAATGATTACAAAATCATGGCTAAGTCTTCTATACTAGAGAATATATTCTCTGTAAAAAAGGCAGAATACAAGCCAGTCATATCTAGTGTCATGAAACTCTTTAAAGAGGTTGCAAAGAAAAGTAAGCTACATGTCTTTTTTATGGATGTCTTAGATGACGAGATAGATGAAAGGTACAAAGCTTCTGTAGACATCTTAATGGAAGGAGCAGTAATTGATGCTATAATCATTAATGAGGTATTCTCTAATGTCCCAAATTCTATTAGACTTGAATTGGTATCTAAGATAACAAAAACTGAGATTTTTAAGGACGACATCCCAAATAAGATTATGTCGAAAAGGGTAGATAAAATGTATCAATTGGAAAGAGACCAGATGCTATATTACCA